ACTGGTGAAACAATATTTTCTAACAACTGGCCTGGTTCTGGCGCGGATTCTAATCATCCCGTCAAAGCTTTCGTGTATGACAACCCAATGCAAACATTTGTCATCTGTTCAGATGCTTCATTAACAAGCGAAGCAACTGCTAGAGGACATGTGTTCGCAAACGCAAATTTTGCAGATGGTGCAGCCGGATCTTCTACGACTGGTATTTCTTCCGCAAAACTGGCTGTTAGCACAATCGCTGCCACTGCTAATTTAAATCTGAGAATTATGGGTTTCCAAGATGACCCTGAAAACTCTGATTTTACAGCAGCGGGTATCCCTGTAATTGTTCGTTTAAACAACTCCTTCAATTCACCAAATGGTGCTATTGCAGGTGGTACTGTTTCAACGACTGGCGTATAAGGAGACTGACTTATGGCTATATCTCGCGCACAACTAGCGAAAGAGTTGGAACCAGGTCTCAACGCTTTGTTTGGTATGGAGTACGACAGGTACGAAAACCAACATACAGAGATCTACGTCACGGAAGCTTCAGATCGAGCATTTGAAGAAGAAGTGATGTTGTCAGGTTTCCAATCCGCACCTACTAAATCAGAGGGTGCGGCGGTAAATTTTGACGACGCTAACGAAGCATACACTGCTCGTTACAACCACGAAACAATAGCGTTGGCATTCTCAATCACTGAGGAAGCTATCGAAGACAATCTATATGATCGTCTTGGTTCACGTTATACTCGTGCGTTGGCTCGTTCAATGGCACACACAAAGCAAGTTAAGGCCGCTGCGGTTCTTAACAATGCATTCACCGCAGGCGCTTCTGCGGGTGGTGACGGCAAAGCATTGTGTGCAACTGACCACCCACTCACAAGTGGTGGTACGTTTGCCAACGAACCTGCAACTGCCTCTGACTTAAACGAAACATCTCTTGAAGATTTTCTTATAAGTATCGCAGGCTTTGTAGATGAGCGTGGTCTTAAAATTGCATTACGTGGTTTGAAACTTTTAGTTCCAAGACAATTGCAATTTGTTGCAGAGCGTCTGATGGTATCTAACCTTCGTGTTGGTACGGCTGACAATGATGTGAACGCACTACGATCAATGGGTATGTTGCCAAACGGTTACGCCGTTAACGACTTCCTAACTGATCCAGATGCATTCTTTATCTTGACAGATGCCCCTCGAGGTTTTGTACATTTCGAAAGAACTCCAATGTCAACTGGCATGGAAGCAGACTTCGACACAGGTAATATGCGCTATAAAGCTCGGGAGCGTTACAGCTTCGGCTTCAGCGACCCACGTTGTGTATTTGGTTCCCCTGGAGCTTAATACATGATATAGGGGGTTTACCTCCGAGTATGATTGGGGCGACTTCGGTTGCCCCTTTCTTTTTGTTTAAAAGTAAGTTATCTTGTTAACATCCCTGACAGTCGCATGGGGCGACTGACTAACCCAAGACAGGAGATCGACATGGGTACGACAACTTTTTCTGGTCCTATTAAAGCAGGAACCATCAAAGAAACTACGGGTACAACCCTTGGTTCAAACATCAAAAACACTGGTCAAGTAGTAATGTCTCAGACATTTGCAGCAGATCTGTCTGGTGGTGCATTAGCTGCACAAGTCACAGACGTTGTTATTCCTGCAAATTCACAGATTATCGATTGTGTGCTTGACGTTATTACAGCAGCAAGTGGAGCTACAAATATAAGTGTTGGAGACACTGTTGGTGGTGCAGCAACTCTTGTGAACACATTTGGAATTGGAACCACAGCAGGACGTAAATATCCAACTACCGAATCTGGTGGTACGTTAGCGTGGGAAGACACAGGAACAGCGGACATTCGTTTAACGGTCACTGCTTCTGCTGCAACAAATGCGGGTGAAGTTCGCGTTACTATTCTGTATGCTCAAAACAATAACCTTGGCTAATAGGAGGGCACTATGGCTGCTTCTATTTTTGCAAAGACAGCTACGGCGACTGGCACACTACAGGGTGGTCGAACTAGACTAAAAGCATTTTATGTGAAGACTGCGGGTAGCGGTTCTCCTGCGGTTGTGTTCAAAAACGGTAGTGGCGGAGCGACACAATTATCTATGGTCTTTCATCAAAGCGATGATAACCAGATTACTATTCCAGATCATGGTATGATCTTTGATGATGAGTGTCATGTGACGCTTACCAACATCGACTCAATCACTGGATTCTTTGGTTAAAGCAACGGCGGTGTAAGAGCCGCCGTTTTTTCTGAGAGTAAAATGGCTAAGATCGATAAAGACAAAATGAAGTGCAACAAACCAAAACGTCAGGTTTCTGGCGGCAAGAAGTTTGTTGTTAAAGCGTGTGACAAGGGTAAGGAAAAGATAGTTCGATTTGGGGACGCCAATATGACTATTAAGAAATCAAACCCAAAACGTCGTAAGTCTTTTCGTGCTCGTCACGGTTGTGATAAAGGCACCCTTGATAAATTAAAGGCCAAGTACTGGTCTTGTAAGATGTGGTGATTAAAATGAATAAACAAGTCACGATAGCTCTTATAACAGCTTTTATACTCGGTGTTGGGGGTATTGGCTACAGTTGGGCTGATTGGGTTACAAAGACTTTAATCGCTGTAGACAAGAGAACAGAAGTTATGGCTTCACAAATTGACTTTATGAAAACTCAAATGGAGATTAGATATGGCAATCTCGAGGGCGCAGATGCGACAGCAAGTATCCAAGCCTCCATCGAAGGGGATAACTAATGGCAAAGAAAAAGACAAAAAAAGACGCTTGTTATCACAAAGTAAAAAGCCGTTACAAAGTATGGCCAAGCGCATACGCTTCAGGGGCACTTTCTAAGTGTAGAAAAGTTGGAGCCAAGAACTGGGGTAACTCTGCCAAGAAAGCTGAAGGTGGAATCATAGCCTCAGTAGACAATCCAAAACGCACCGCAATGCAGCAGTATGCCCCTGGTGGAGTTATAGCTGCCGGATGCGGTCAAGTTGAAGAGTCTCGTCGTAAACGAACAAGGACATTTTGATGGCGAAAAAAAATTCTTTGCGAGAATGGTTTTCCCAAAACAAGGGCACTGGATGGGTGGATTGCAAGACTGGAAAGCCTTGTGGTCGTCAAAAAGGTGAAAAACGAAAAGGATATCCTGCTTGTCGCCCTACCATGGCACAATGTACATCCGCTGCAAGGAAAAAGAAATCATCAAAACGTATCAGTTGGAAACAAAAGAAAGCAACTGGTGGTGTAGTAAGAATCTTTTGAAAGGAGATTTAAATGACTAAAAAGAAAAAAGGCTACAGAAACGGTGGCAAGACTAAACCCAAGGGAATGAAGAACGGCGGTAAAGCCAAACCCAAGGGAATGAAGAACGGTGGCGTGTCTAAGCCCAAGGGGATGAAGAACGGCGGTAAAGCCAAACCCAAGGGAATGAGAAACGGTGGCGTGTCTAAGCCCAAGGGAATGAGGAATGGCGGTAAAGCCAAACCCAAGGGAATGCAAAAAGGTGGTAAAGTTGGTGGTGTGAAGCCTGTGAGGATCTTCTAACCATAATGTCATACCTACAAAGTAATATTCCTTATTTTAAGGCATGGGTTCGTCGTGAATACACACATAATCATGAGCAGTATCACGGTGAGTTTCTTCATGCTATGGTTGTTGCCGTAACAACCATTCCTAATAGATCCCTTAGTTTTCAAGTAATCTTTACTGGTTGCGAGGCGGAGGGTGAAGAAGAAGATACCGTTCACGGTGGTGCAATGTGGGCAAGAATGCCCATAACAGGTTTGGTTGCCGACATTCCTTTGGAAGAATGGCCTGAACCAATGGCAACACATGATGCACAGCCTTGGGATTGTGCTTCTCATTACCATTCCGTGTACGTCTTAGACAGAGCTACACCATGCCCATGGTTAGCCAAAATAAACGGCGAAATGTTTCCTGCCAAGTATCTGTTTACTGTAGACTATACCAACAGTGAAATCGCAGATGACCCTGCACAACATAAACAAAGCCATGTTATGCAGCTGTTAGATGCCGGAGAATGGACAGGAAACATAGTAGCGTTACCAAACAATCGAGTAAGAGTTACACATCCTGCTTGGTTTGCGGTGGGTGAGGGTGCACCAGACTTCAGACCTTCACAACATATACACTATTCAAAAAGTGATTTAGATTATACATTGGATGTGAATAGAGTTTTTGATAATCTTTACAATCAGGAGGACAACGATGGAAAATAAAAATAAAGAAGCACCAAATGAGGGTATCAAAGCTCTCCGTGAAGAGGCAAAAACTAACCCAAAAGCACAAAAGGCTTTGGACAACATGGGCTATAAAAACGGTGGTGCAGTTGTAACCAAAACAAACCAGAACCCACATATGAGTTGATACAATGACAACATCAGGATCAAGAGACTTTAACCTCGATGTCGGAGAGATAATTGAGGAAGCATATGAAAGATGCGGATTAGAAGTCCGAACGGGCTACGATGCTAAAACGGCACGTAGGTCTTTGAACTTGATGTTTGCAGATTGGGCTAACAGAGGTTTGAATCTTTGGACTGTAAATCAAGGCACAATTACTTTGACAGCAGGACAAGCCCAACAAACTTTGACTTCAGATGTTGTTGATGTTTTGGAAGTTGTTCTTCGTAGAGATAACACTGACTTTACAATACAAAGGATAAGTCGTGGTGAGTATCTGACAATACCAAATAAAACCACACAAGGTCGTCCTAGTCAGTATTATTTTGACAGGCAAATAGACCCTGTAATAAACCTTTGGTCTGTTCCAGAAAACTCTACTGATCAGTTGATATATTACTTTGTTCGTAGGATCGAAGATGCAGACACTCTTGTTAATACTACTGATATGCCTTTTCGTTTCTTTCCTTGTATGGTGGCGGGGTTAGCTTACTACATCTCAATGAAACGTGCTCCTGAACGTTCTCAGCTTTTAAAAGTGGTTTATGAAGAAGAGTTTCAACGAGCCGCAGATGAGGATGAGGGGCGAACTCCTTTAAAACTACAACCTAGTATTCAATACTTGAGGGTTTAATGGCATTTGCTTCTGGAAAAAATGCATACGGCATATCAGATCGATCAGGACGGCGTTATCGATTACGAGACATGCGTCTTGAATGGACTGGTTCGTTAGTTGGTCCAGATGAGTTTGAACCAAAACATCCACAGTTATTTCCCCCAAAAGCTTTTCCAGATCCTCAAGCTTTAAGGAACCCTAGACCAGAACAAAACTTAGACGCTGAACGAGCAATACAATATGGTTTCAATCCTGTAGGATTTAAAGACATCCCAGGAATAAGTCCTAGAAATAATTTAGTTGCCGAAGGTGGGGTTGGGACAGTTACTGTTGATGTTTCTGGAACTAGCGATGTAATTAATGTTACAGGTGTCGCTGCTACAGGCGCTGTGGGAGCCGCAACAGTTTCGATTGCGCCAAGGTTCGACAGTACATCTGTTACTTTAGATTCAACATCCGATACATTTGACGAGGGGTAGAATATGGCTTTACAAAGTGTAGGAATAGGAAGCAGCGCAAACGATGGAAATGGTGACACCCTTCGCGCAGGCGCAACTAAGATAAATGCAAATTTTACAGAAATATATGCAGCACTTGGAAATGGATCAACTCTTACTGATCTTATAGATTCTAACGGCATTATAGATGTAAGCTCTGGCGCAAACAAAATAGTTTTTTACTACGCTGCTTTAAGTGATTTACCTAGTGCTTCGACATATCATGGAGCGGTTGCACACGTTCATGCAACTGGAGGATTATATTTTGCGCACGGTGGAGCGTGGATTCGAGTAAATGATGAAACAACTGGCCCTGTTACTAAATATACAACAGGTACGAGCGGTTCATCGGCTTATACTTTTACTGGCCCTGGTGCCACTGCGGGGAATAATCCAAACTTTACTTTCTATAAAGGTCACACTTATCTAATCGACAATACGGCTAACGTAGGTAGTCATCCTTTACAAATTAGGACATCCAATGGGGGGTCCGCATTTACCACAGGAGTCACAGAAAACTACAACTCAACCACAGGATTGACACAGTTTATCGTTCCTCATGAACCAAGTGATACATCCTTAGTCTATCAATGTACTAATCATAGTGCTATGGTAGGAAACATAACAATAGTGTGATGACATGAGTTTTACATACGGACAATTAAAACAAGCTTTACAAGACTATACGGAAAATACGGAAACAAGTTTCGTAAACAGCTTACCTATATTTATTCGTTTGGCTGAAGAACGCATACTTAAAAATGTACAACTAAGTTTATTTCGTAAAAATGTTTTGGCAAACACAACGGCATCAAATAAATATTTAGCTTGTCCTTCTGACTTTTTAGCCCCGTTCTCTTTAAGTCTAGCCGGAACAAACGGAGATAAGTTTTTCATAGAGTTTAAAGACCCAAGTTTTTTACAAACGTATACGCCTGATGAAACTACAACGGGAGAGCCTCGATACTATTCTCAGTTTGACGTTGACAATTTTTTATTAGCTCCAACGCCTGACATTGCATATACAGCAGAGCTCCATTACTTTTATAGGCCTTTAAGTATTACTGACTCAACCCTTACAGATAGCAGTACAACATGGCTTAGTGAAAATGCGGAGTTATCATTGCTTTACGGGTCGTTAATTGAAGCGTATATTTATATGAAAGGTGAACCAGATATTATGGGCGTATATAATCAACGTTTTCAAGAATCTTTAATGGGAATTAAAATGCTTGGTGAAGCCAAAGAAACAACCGATGAATATAGAACTGGAAAAGTAATCAGGACAAAACGATAATGTTCAAAATAGATATAAGTGTGCCACGATATGACAGTGTAGTAGGCGTTAATACTACAGAAAATCGTGGATTTACCCCAGATGAACTTGCGGAACAATGTGTCCAAAAGATCATATCGGTCTCCGATAATACGCATCCCGGCGTAAGAGACCAAGCCCGTGCTTTTTCCAAGCACATTGAGACGCTTGTTGCTAATTATATGCGACAGGCTATTCGTAGTGACCGAACAACTGTGTGTAATGCGCTTGTTGATGCTGGTCATCCCCAACTGGCTGAACTTATAAGGAGACTTTAATATGGCCTTTTCTGGAAACTTTATGTGTACTTCTTTCAAGAAAGAGCTTCTTGAGGGTGGTCACGATTTTAAAAACAGCGGTGGAGATACTTTCAAAATCGCATTATATGACAACAGTGCTTCATTTAATGCGGCAACCACAGCTTACACAACTTCAAACGAAGTAAGTAACTCTGGTTCTTATTCCGCAGGTGGTGGCACATTAACCCGTGTTGATCCAACTACTTCAGGTACAACTGCTCTTACAGACTTTGCAGACATTACGTTTACTTCTGCAACTATTACAGCGCGTGGTGCATTGATCTATAATACCACTGAAGGTGGCGGATCAGGTACGGCTAACAGTGTAGTTGTTTTGGACTTTGGTGGTGATAAAACATCTACGGCGGGTGACTTTCAAATTGCTTTTCCAACAGCGGATGCTTCAAACGCAATTATAAGAATCGCCTAAACGGTACTAGATAGGAGATTGTTGCGATGGCACTTGTTGTTAAAGATCGAGTAAAAGAGACTACGTCAACCACAGGGACAGGTACTCTAACATTAGGCGGAGCCGTAACAGGATTCCAAACCTTTACCTCTGTTCTTTCTAATAGCGATACAACTTACTATGCTATATTTGAAAGTAGTACAGGGCAATTTGAGGTTGGGCTTGGTACGTTTACTTCTTCTGGAACAACGCTTGCCAGAACAACTATCCTTGAAAGTTCTAATTCAGGAAATGCTATAAACTTAACGGCAGGTGCTGCGGATGTGTTCATTACGCAACCTGCCGAAAAAGCTGTATACCTTGATGCGAGTGGACACATAGCCACCGCAGATGGGCGTAATGTGACTAACGTAGCTGCGTCTACTGCAACAACAGCAGGGACAGTCACAACTGCTGCACAACCTAACATCACAAGCCTTGGTACACTGACAACACTCACGGTTGATGAATTGACCATTAATGCTGATACTATTACAGCAACAGATGATTTCGTAATAGATGCTGCTGCTGATATTAAGCTTGATGCAAACGGTGGTTTCATAAACTTTTTTGATGATGGCACTCCAATTCTGTCTTTTGCAAATAGTAGTACAGATGCTGTAATCCAAAGCAGAGCCAGTGATAGAGATATGATCTTTAAAGGTAATGATGGGGGTTCTACAATAACTGCCCTTACCCTAGACATGTCAGATGGTGGTACTGCAATATTTAACCATGACGTAAAAATGGGTGATCTCCAATATTTATTAATGGGTGATGGCAACGATCTTGAATTAGTAGGAGATGGAACAAACGGAAAAATTGCAGCAGCAAATGGTAATCTTTTACTAGACGTTTCAGGAGAAATTCATTTAGATGCTGATAGTGGTATTATCCGTATAAGAGATGCAGGTGGCGACATTGGCATGTTGCGAAATGAAAGCAACGATTTTACAGTTCGTTCTATGGTTGGAGATGCCGATTTATTATTTAAAGGTAACGATGGTGGTTCTGTAATAACAGCCCTTACACTTGATATGTCAGATGCAGGTAAAGCTTCTTTTAACAATGGCATAAGCACATCAGGTGATGTGCAAACAAGTGGCAACAGTCATACACCATACGTTCAACTTACAAACAGTGGCAGGGTAGCAGGGAACCCAGGATATTCTTTCAACAATGATTTAAACACTGGTATGTATCAACCTAGTGGAGAGGCAGATACTATTGCATTTTCTACTAATGGCACAAACAGATTAAAAATAACCAACAGTTCCTCTGATTTTCAAAACCAAGACCTCACTGGTATAAATGATATATATCTTGCGTCTGAAATTTACCACACTGGTGACACAGATACAAAGATGGGTTTTGGCACAAATAATGTGACCTTTACGGTGGGTGGCACTTCTATTCTTTCTGTTAATAGCTCTCATATTGATATAAGCGGTAACATAAACGCAGTTGATGATATTTTTCTTCATAGTGCAATTTACCATGCCGGTGACACTGACACACTAGTTTCATTTGGCACTGATAGTATTTCACTGAGGACAGGTGGTTCAAGTCGAGTTACTGTAAATAATACCAGTGTATATATAGAAGATAGCTCATTAGCTGAAGATTATGATGCGTTATCGGGAACAACTCCAACATGTAACGTAAACAGTGCTGGTGGATTTAGTCTTACAACGAGTGGTAACACTACATTTACTTTTAGCGGTGGGTCTAGTGGCTACGCACAAGGTTTTGTTTTACAGGTAACAGCAGGTGGAAGCCACACACTTACATGGCCTAATTCAGTAGACTGGGCAGGCGGCAGTGCGCCAGATGCCCCTGCGTCAGGAGAGAGCAATCTGTATGTATTCTACACAAGAGACGGGGGCAGTAATTGGGTAGGCATATTGTCTGCGGCTGCCTACGGATAAGGAATAGCTAATGTTTGGCTTTACACCCTTTTCTGAAACTACCTACGGGGATAGCGGTGTTGTAGACATCTCTCCCCCGATAACGGGTCTAGTGGGTGCAAGTGGTGTAGGGTCGGTCACTGTTACAGGTGAAGCAAACTTTTCCGTTACGGGTGTTGCAGGTACAGGTCAGGTAGGCACCGCTGTTGCCACCCCTAGAATTGTTGTTTCTCCAACTGGCGTTGAAGGACAGGGTTTTGTAGGCACTATGTCCTCTGGTGGTAACGCTTTTGTTCAACCAACAGGTGTAGCTGGTATAGGTGAAGTAGGATCGGCCTCTCATGTATCTAATGTTACAGTCATTCCAACTGGAGTATCTGGCACAGGACAAATAGGATCTCCGACACCCGCTGCTGGAGCAGTGGTATCCCCAACGGGCGTGTCTGGTACGGGCGGTGTAGGATCAGTTACAGTAACTCCACGTATCGTTGTGACTCCTACGGGTGTAGCTGCCACAGGTGGAATAGGAAGTCCAACAATCACAGGAACAGCAAATGTACCGCCGACAGGTTTAGCTGCTACGGGTGGTGTAGGATCAGTGACAATTGCTGCGGATGCAAACGTATCAGTGACGGGGGTTGGTGGAACAGGACAAGTTGGATCAGTTGTGGCAACTGGTGGGGCTACGACAATACCGACTGGTCTTCAAGCTACGGGTGGTGTAGGTAGTGTAACTATTACTGGCGGAGCGGTTGTCTCGCCAACGGGAGTTTCGGCAACTGGTGAGGTGACATCGCCATTAATTTGGGGTAGAATAGTCCCTGAACCGGGGACAACGTGGACAGAAATCGCAGCATAAAGGTGATATAGATGCCAAGTACATACACAACAAACGGAGGTATCGAGAAAGTCGCAACAGGCGAACAGTCTGGAACATGGGGCGATACCACTAATTTAAACTTTGATATTATAGATAGAATTACAAATGGTGTAGGGACAATTAATCTGTCTAGCTCTGGTGCGGCGCATACACTAACTACAACTGACGGAACATTGTCAGACGGTATGTATAGGGTTCTTGTATTAAGCAGTGCATCACAAGCTTGCACAATTACAATAGCACCAAATGATGCTCAAAAATTATATTTTGTAAAAAATTCTTCGGGTCATAATTGTGTCTTTTCTCAAGGTTCAGGTGCAAATGTAACTATAAACAACGGTGATACAGGGGTTATATTTTGTGATGGTGCGGGATCAGGTGCCGCAGTTACAGCCGTAGCAGAGGATCTATCTAATCTACTAACTTCAACTAACAACCTGTCTGATTTAGCTAGTGCTGCAACGGCTTTAACTAATTTAGGGATAACTTCTACAGCAGCAGAACTAAACATACTTGACGGTGTTACAGCTACGACAGCAGAACTAAACATTTTAGATGGTGTAACTTCTACAACGGCAGAACTAAATTATAACGACATCACGACGCTTGGCACATCACAAGCAAGCAAAGTTGTCACTGCTGATGCAAACGGTGATGTTAAGTTTTCCAATGCTATTGTAGAAACAGTATATGCCTTAACAGGTACAGCGTTAGACCCTAACAATGGAACAACACAAACCAAAACGATAAGTTCTAACACAACATTTACTGATAGTCTATCGTCTGGCGAAAGTATGTCTCTTCATTTAACAAGCGCGTCATCTTACACAATCACATGGCCTACGATCTATTGGGTTTCTCGCACAGGAAACATTGCGCCAACACTTACTGCGTCAGACACCGTAGTTTTATTTAAAATTAGCTCAACGCTTTATGGCGTTTGGATTGGGAGTTCAGCTTAATGTCAGTGTTTAAAAAATTAGCGGCTGCACCTGCGGCAGGTGAGGGCGTAAATGTAGAAAGTATATTTAGCAGTACGCTATATAGAGCCACAGATAACGGAAATGCAACATTTGTTAATAGTGGCACTGACTTATCAACAAATGGGGGAATGATTTGGTTTAAGTGCCGTTCATCAGCTTTCAGTCATGCTTTGTGTGATACAGTAACAGGTATTCAAAATAACTTGGTGCCTAATGCTACTGACGCACTAGATACAAATGGCGATGGTTTGGGACGTAGGGTTTGTCAAAGTGTGCAGACAAACGGATTTACTTATGGAACAGGTCACACAGGCTCAAATGGCACAAGTGGTGGTAAGTATTGTGCTTGGAGTTTTGCCAAGCAATCAAATTTTTTTGATTGTTTAACCTATACGGGAGATGGCTCTACTGGCAGAGCAATTTCGCATTCACTAGGGTCGGCTCCGGGTATGGTAATGATTAAAAATCTAACTAGAGCATCCGACTGGCATATTTGGCATAGAGGTTTATCGGGAACTAATTACGGAGTTACACTTAATCAAACTTATTCAGAGTTTACTAATGGTGGTATATTAACAGCAACACCGACAAGCACAACGGTAACTATTAAAAACCCAGGTTACGATGGGGCTGGTACAAATAATAATGGCGATAGTTATGTTATGTATCTTTTTGCCCACAACAACAGTGACGGTGGCTTTGGCACGACAGGCGATCAGGACATTATAAAATGTGGAAATTTTACAACTAATGGGTCGGGTATTGCAGATGTTACTTTAGGCTTTGAGCCTCAATGGATTTTAGTCCGCAAAGTAAACGAAACAATGGACTGGGAAATGTTCGATATGATGAGGGGTTGGGTGCATAATACTCACCAAGATAATATGGATTATATGCTCAGAGCAAATTTAAGCAACACAGAGTATAATAGCTTTGACACTAGAGGCCATCCAACATCTACTGGTTTTCAGTATCAATATACAGGAAATGACACTTACATTTACATGGCAATTCGTCGGCCAATGGCAGCGGCAGAAACAGGTGCAGACGTATTTAAGGGTACCTATGGAAATGCAAGTGGTAATCAACCGCCGGGGTGGTCAACCCCAACAGGGTTTAGAGTTGACGCGGCTATTGACTTAAATGTGGGTGGTGGATCCACTGATGCTCCGACTTTTGGAGCTAGGCAAATACAAGGAAGATACACTGATAGGCTATATGAAACTAGTGGGCCACAGTTTTACACTTGGTCAGGTCACAATTTTCAGTATCAAAATGGTTTTAGGGATAGTTCAAACGGCACTGGTGATTTAGGCTACTTCTGGCAGAGAAAGCCAACAGGTTTCGACACGTTTTGTTTTACTGGCACTGGGTCTAACATGACGCACACCCACAACTTAGGGGGTGAAGTTGGGATGGCGTGGTGGTTTACCGTTAGCACAACAACTCATGTATATGTTTATGCAAGGCCACTTGGTGCAAATAAATATCTAAGATTAAATTTAAATTCTGCGTCAAGCACAGATACACTTCTTTGGCAAAATACGCATCCAACCGATACAAATTTTTACACTGGCGGTGGTTATAATAACACCAATCAAGACCATATTATGCTCTTATTCGGAAATGCGTCTGGCATAAGTAAAGTTGGAACATTCACTGGAAACGGAACGAATCAAAACATCGATTGTGGCTTTTCAAACGGAATCCGCCTGTTGATGATCAAGAAAACTAATTCTACAGGCAATTGGTATTTCTGGGATGAGGCAAACTTAACTGCAAGCAACCAACCGTTTTGGTATATCCAATATGCGGCAGGTTTAATCCAAAACCAAGATACAATTGATACCTACAGTGCAGGGTTCAATATAAAATTTAACACTTATCAATCCATCAACACCAATGGTGACACATATTTATTTTATGCAGTTGCGGCATAACTCAAGGTCAAAAAGGAGTAACAACTGATGACTGAATATCGCAATCGAACAACAGGCGAAGTTAAAACTCAAGGTGAGTTAAGGCGTGACAACCCTAATATTTCGTTTCCAAAGGTCTGGAACAGCAATGTTTATGACTCATTAAACGTTGATCCAGTAATGATCGCTGCTGCGCCAACAGAAGGGATTGGTGCATATCAACATGCAGTAAGAAATGGCGTGGAGCAGAACTCAAATGGAGATTGGGTGCATGCTTGGCAAATTGTTGATATGTTTGCTGATATTGAAGGTGGACAAACTAAAGCGGAACAAGAGACTGAATACCAAACACGGTTAGACAATGATGCCGCTAAAAATAATCGCAGTACAAGGAATAGCCTTATTGCTGAAACAGATTGGTGGGCAAGTTCTGATCTAACTATGTCATCTGATCAAACAGCTTATCGTCAAGCGTTACGTGATATAAGTGCACATTCCAATTGGCCTCATCTTCAAGACAGCGATTGGCCCACTAAGCCATAAGTTCAATTGAACTAATTAAGGATGCACAATGCCGCTAACCAAACTTCAGTTTCAACCGGGGATCAATAAAGAAACTACCTCGTACAGTAATGAGGGTGGTTGGTTTGACATGGATAAAGTTCGATTTCGAGCGGGTTATCCAGAAAAGATCGGCGGTTGGACACGGCTTGGTCTTAAATCTTTTCTTGGTTCTTGTCGTGCATTGCATCCTTGGAGGACAATTGCTTTAGATAATTATCTAGGTGTAGGTACAAGTGACAAATATTATATTGAAAGCGGTCAAGGCTACTACGATATAACCCCAATACGAGTCACGACATCTGCTGGAGATGTAACCTTTGCGGCGACAAATGGATCTTCTACTATCACAGTTACGGACACAAACCATGAAGCTGTTGAGGGTGATTTTGTAACCTTCAGCGGTGCCGCTACTCTTGGTGGCAACATTACCGCCAATGTTTTAAATCAAGAATATCAAATAGCTACTATTGTTAATAGTAATAGCTACACAATTATTGCTCGTGAGGTTAATACAGTATCCGACATCACATCTGCTGGAAACTACACTCCCGTCGCTGTAGCAGCAAACTCTTCAGATACAGGTAACGGAGGCTCATCTGTCGTTGGTGCATATCAAATCAATACAGGATTAGAGACATCTGTATTTGGAAATGGTTGGGGTGCAGGGACTTGGTCACGAGGAACTTGGGGGTCAGCAGCTACTATTAACGCTCAAACAGATACGCTTCGCTTGTGGTCACATGATAACTTTGGTGAAGACTTAATTATCAACGTGTACAACGGTGGTGTTTACTATTGGGATGCGTCTGCATCTACTCCTTTGTCGCAAAGGGCTGTGCCTCTGTCTTCTTTGTCAGGAGCAAGCAACACTCCCACTATAGCAGCAAAAGTTCTTGTTTCTGACGTAGATAGGCATGTCATTGCTTTTGGCTGTAATCCGTTAGGAAGTGCTACACAAGACCCGTTATTAATAAGGTTCTCAGATCAAGAAGACGCCGCTGATTGGACACCAACTACTACAAATACAGCAGGTGATTTGCTTGTGGGATCTGGTTCTAGGATTGTTACGGCAACAGAAACACGGCAGCAAATTCTAGTGTTTACCGATATATCTCTTCACGCGATGCAGTATTTAGGGCCACCGTTTACATTCGGCATCAATATGGTTTCTGAAAATATAACCATAGCAAGTCCGAATGCCGCAATAGCTATCGAAGACAATGTATATTGGATGGGTGCTAATGAGTTTTATGTGTATACTGGTTCAGTTCAAAAGATACCATGTAGTGTAAAAGATTATGTGTTTAGTGATTTTAACGAAGGACAGGTAGAAAAAATATTTGCTGCATCAAACACTGCGTACTCAGAAGTCTGGTGGTTTTATTCTTCATCAGGTAGCTCCACAGTAAATCGATATGTTGTCTACAATTATATGCAAAATATATGGTACTACGGAACATTGGATCGTGGGGCATGGACAGATCGTGGGGTTGTGGATTATCCAATTGCAGCGGGTCTTGATGGATATTTATATTATCATGAAAATGGATTTGATGACGGAAGCACGGCACCTGCTACAGCCATTAGTGCGTATATAGAATCTAGTCAGTTTGACCTTGGAGATGGAAACAACTTTTCTTTTGTAAGTAAAGTAATACCTGATGTCACTTTTAGAAACTCCACTTCATTGAGTCCAAGTGTGACACTCACCATGAAAGCAAGAAACTTTCCGGGTGGTAACTACCTACAAACTGATGACGAGACAGTAACTAGAACAGCCACTGCTCCTGTAGAGCAGTTTACGAACCAAGTCTATGTAAGGCTTCGTGGTCGGTCAATGGCATTAAGAGTGGAGTCTAGCGATACAGGTGTTGGTTGGAGACTTGGCTCACCCCGTGTAGACATTAGACAGGATGGAAGAAGATAATGGCTACTAAAGAAGCACCAGTCCCGTATTTTCCACTTGCTCCTCAAGCATACGATCAGCGATATTTTTCAGAAGTAGTTCGAGCGTTTTCTGTTTATCTTACTCAAGCACAAAACCCTGGAACTGCTGTATTTAATACTTTAAATTTGTTAAACTTACCAATACATGCAAACAACTCTGCGGCTGTCTCTGGAGGATTGTCGGTAAATGATGTGTATAAAACTTCAACTGGTGAATTAAGGATAGTAGTATGAGCGACGAAACAATTATTACATTAACGGATGGTTCAAAGTGGAAACCCTCAACATCTGAAGACAAGTTACAGTGCCATCACTGCGATAACTTAGTGGACACACCAGAAGAAGTTGCCTCATACCCAGATGGAAATTGTCCTGATTGTGGAGAAGCATGGACAGCAGACACAAAAAGACATACAAAGATTACAGTAACTATGCCACAAGCCGCCGGAGGTAGTACGTTATGATTCAACTTCTCGCCCCTATTCTAGGTAAAGCCCTTCTACCAACAGCTTTACAAACCGCTCTTGGTTCAATGGGAACTGCGGCATTATCTAGTGGAATAGCCTCTTTGCTAACTGGAGATGATATAGGAGATGCTCTTAAATCTGCTGCAATTGGAGGAGTTGGCGGAGCCTTGGGACTTGATAAAGGGGGTGAAGGTTTATCAGAGGCGATAAAAAAAGAAGGTTTGCTAGGAGGTCTTGCATCTCTCACTGGAAAAGAAGGGTTATTGTCGCCCGGAAATCTTTTATTGTTTAGTGCGCTTGCTCCACAACCTAAAATGGAAAAACGAAAACCATATATGGGTGGAGGATACTACGGTCCCGGTGGTACATACGTTCCGGCAAGTAAAGTTTTTGGTGCGGTTGAAGGGGGTCGCATTGAAGGTCCAGGAACTCCAACAAGTGATTCAATACCTGCAATGATTTATCAAGACGGGGTACCTGTACAAGAGGCTGCACTATCTACTCAGGAGGTGGTTTTATCACATAAAGATTTAGCGGCAATGGACCCAGATGGAGACTATGAACGTGCTTCTGAGATTATTGGCAACACTAAGAATGGTGATCGTGCCAAAGCGGCGGCGGAACTGTATTTAAAAATGCAAAGGACATAAGACATGGGTAGAGGCAGTAGCGGCGGACAAGCACAACAGACAGTAGTTAGAGATTTACCAGAAGAAGCAAAACCGTTTCTTTATGGCTTTGGAGATAAATTTATAGAAGACCCCGACACAGGGGAAATGATTCCAAACCCTGATTACGTTGAGGGTTTATTACCTCGTGCTCAAGAGCTTTTTACGGGAGAAATGCCCGAATATCAGATTGCTGCTCGTGATCCGTTACAAGATCTGGCCTACAACCTGACTCAATCAGGTGTTGGATCCTATCAACCGTATCTTGATGCTGCATCGAATGCCCAGATGCAAGGTATAAGAGCCACGGGTCAAGCTCTAGATGCCACTCAAGCATTAGCTGGGCAAATACCCGGTCAGGTTGGTTTAGGACAACAAGCTTTAGGGGCGGCGGGTCGTGGTGTTTTAGCTGCGGCGGGTCGCGGAGAAGCAGCGGGAACAGCGGCGGCAAATCGTTTGCGGAATTTGGAGGGTCGCGGTCAAGCCATTGCAGGTCAAGCTAGTAGAAAAATGGATCTTGCTTCTCAACGTGGTCGTGGGTTTGCAGAGTCTGGTATTTCTAAAGCGGACATTGCTGCTGAACGCGCACGTCAGTCTACGGCTGGAGCGCAGCAGGCACTTATGGATGCGGGTCGATTTGGTCGGGGTACTGCTGGTCGAGGCATTGCATCTTTACGTGGCGCAGCAAATCAATTTGATCCGACAAGTGTAAGTGAGTTTTACAACCCTTTTGAAACACAAGCTATTGATGCGGCATTGGCTGATATTGAACGAGCAGGTGCGCGACAACTTGATGAGGTTGAGCGTCAAACCAGAGATCAAGCGTTACGTCAAGGTGCTTTTACTGGAAGCCGCCGATTCTTGGAACAGTTCAGAAGAGAAGAGCCTCTTCGTGAAGATATACTTGAAAGACAAGCAAGAACAGCGGCTCAAATGCGGCAAACTGGATATGAACAGGCTGCGCAACGTGCTAGACAATCTTTTGAAGATGCTCGTAGGCGTCAACTTCAACGTGCTCAAACTTTGGGTCAGCTTGGTCAAGCGGGTGCAGGAACACAAATTTCAGCGGCGGGACAAGCAGGACAACTCGGACTTAGCGCAGAGCAACTAGCGCAGCGTAGTGCCCTCGAAGGTGCAGGACTTGGATTGCGTGGCGAACAACAAGCAGGGGGATTTGCACAAGGTGCGGGTCAACTTGGATTAGCGGGACTTGGTCAAGATGTTTCAACAACTCAAGCGTCAGGACAAATGGGTATGCAAGCTGCTGACATGGGTATGCGAGGTGCTAATCAAGCGGGTCAACTCGGCGCACAAGCAGCGGGACTTGGATTGCAAGGTATAAACACTGGACTCGGCGCACAACAACAAGCAGCGGGACTTGGACAAGGTATTGGCGGACTTGGTATGCAAATGGCAAATCTAGGTGGTATGCAGCAAGGGATGGGCGCAGCGGATGTAAATCTACTATCTCAGATGGGTGCACAAGGGCAACGTTACCAACAGTCCTTATTGGATGCGCAACGTGCAAACCAAATGTTACCATATCAACAGGTTGGATTTTTCTCTGATATTATACAGGGTGCTCCAATTGGCACGGCACAAACTACGTTTGCACCTAGACCGTCTCCCTTTCAACAATTTACAGGTGCTGCACTGACGTATGGTGGATTGCAAAATGCGGGGGTATTTGGATGAACGTACTAGATCGTAAACTGTTTAACCGTGGTGCAAGAGACGAGCTTCGTAGAAAAGGCGGTATCATGGCATCGTCTGAACCGATGATGCAAGCTGTTGGATATGAAAACGGTGGCGGTGTTTTGTCGAACATCTTTAATTACTTTCGGACTCCTACTTATGTTGACCCTGAAATTAGCGGACGAGAGAACTTTGAAATAGACTACAGAGAAGAAAGCCCCAACCCCGAAGTAGAACTACAAATGAAAGTTCTTGAAAAAGCAAAGGCTGGTAAACAGGTTAAAAATGCAGCACTTGATTTAGGAGAAACTCTTCTTGATGTTCTTAACCTTGGGGGAGGAGCAGCAGTTCTTGGTGCCAATGAAGTGGCGGCACTAGGACTTGACACCTTGGGGATTTTAACAGGTGGAGGAGATGTAAGTAAGTCCATTCTTCGTTTTGCGGAAAACGTTAGACAAAAGGGTCTTGTTAATAGAAACGATTTGTTTGATGCGGATGGCAACCTTACATTAAACACACGTCTTGTTGGCGAAGGTCCATATGAAGGTCAGTTAGAAAAGGCAAAAGAAAGACTTCAAGAAACTCTCAAACGTCAAGGGATTCTTTCTGACGAGGAGAAGGATCAAATTAGACGAGAGTCACTAGCCAACATTGCTAGTTATGATCAACTCAAGCCCTCAATTACGGGTAACCGATTTAATGAAACACTTGGTGTTTTTGCGGACACAGGTGAATCAATCCCTGCATTCTCTACAACTGATCCATTGGGACAAGGATTTAGAAGAGTTGATGGTACGGAAATTGCTCCGAAAGCAGATGAACCGTTTCCACAACCTTTTGTTGGGGATGCTACATTTCCTGTTGGTGCAAAAACAATGCCGTCCTCTAGATTGAATCCGACAAGCGTTGGGGGTGGAGTTTTTTCTGATCCAACGCTTTTCGGTAGAGGTCCATCATTAAATCCCATAGAACAAGGTGTCGTCTCTGCGCTACCCAGTGTGGTAAACGAGCCTCCTGCTGATATGCCACAGACAATGAAAGAACGAATATCTGAAAAATTAGTTGATCTAGGTGCAGGTACAGCGAAAACGATTGGGGGATTTATTGATCGATCAATTGAAAAAGGACAGGAGTTAATTTCAGGAGATGATAAAGCTCCAGAAGAAAAAACTTCTACATCGCCAAACCCTGTGTCTTTAGGTGAAAGAGAAGCTGAAGCAGATCCTTCGGTTATTGAGGAGTTATCAAACACCGCAGGTGAATTGACAAGTAAACTTACTAAGAAAGCTCAAGACGCTATTGATACAGTTAAAAAGAAACTTGAGAGTCCAAAAATAGAAGAAGCTCCTACCATAGAAAACAACGAGTCTGAAGCTCCTACCATAGAAAACAAAGAGCCTATTACAGAAGTTAAACTTGATGATGAAACAGCAAAAGAATCTATTGTCACTGACAAAACCGCAAATGATTTATTTGATGGCGATACAAATCTTACTACGACAATAACAAAACTTACCAAGGGTGATGTAGGCAATATGAAAGACGACTTGTCTAACGTAACAGACGATGAAAGTTTTGAGAGTTATGTCAGTAAGTACGTGAAACAGTACCAAGAACTCTTCAAAGAGGATGAGGATCAAATCAGAAAAGATAAAGGTTTTGCTATGGCTATCTTTGGTTCGGTGTTTGCTTCTACTGGAGATTGGGGTCAGGCCGCTGCTGCAATGACTGATATGCTGCGTGGAGACAAGGCAACACGCCAAGCTCGTGCTGACAAGGTTAAGATGCTTGCTATAAACTCAGCGGCGGATAGATTGGCGGCGGATCTAAGATACAGAAGAGAGCTTGCCGTTGCGAGTGCTCGTGCATCAGGTAAAAACACATATGATGCAGCCCGAGAACGGTCTCGATTGAAAGAGATTATTGTAGCAGACCCATTTTTATTCCCTCAAGTGCTTGGCACCAACAAGCAACTTGATCCAAAATTGCTGAACGAATACTTAGATGCGTTAGTTGAAGGCTCCGTTGACTCTGACACCAATAAAACAGGCGGTGGAGCAAATGAAAACGTGAGAAAAGAAATGGAAAAACTTAACAACGAAGCAAAAGCTGCGGGTAAAACAGAGTATAATTATAATGGGCAGAGATACCCAGTTCAACCTTAAAGGGCTTCAATGGCTGAAGAATTTAAAATTCCTAAACCACTCGGCCCAGTGAAAAGTGGTTTTGTTATTCCTGAACCATTAGGCCCAGTGGAGGAAGAAGACGAGCAAGGTGTGATTGAGTCCATTGCCCGTGGTGGTGGAGCGGGTCTCGTTGATATATTCAAAGGCATCTCGGAACTCGGAGCAGCGGGTCTTGAGTACAATGACCTGATAGAAGAGGGTAACCAACAAAAGGTTACCCAGTTCTTTGATCAGTTCAAAGAGTCAGCGGGTCTTATGCCTGAAAGAACCGCAGGTAAAATAACTCAAACAATTGTAAACTACGGAGCACCTGGATTAGGTGTATTTAGTTGGTTAAGTAAAGCACGGCGTGCCGGACAGGCTGTGAAAAAAGGTGAAGATTTCGGT